AGGGGCATTTTATGATCTTGCTGACTTATTTGATAAAACTGGTGCCTTAAAAGAAGGAATTTCAAGAGAATCAATATTGCGAGTTCCAGAGCTGCTAAGATTAGCAACAAAGGGAAAGGATACGTTAGCCCCAGCTCAAAAAACGTACATTAATAACATTACTCAAACTAACAATTTAAACCCTCAAGAAGGTAGTTTATCTATGATTGAAAAAATTACAAAGGCAACTCAAGAGGGAGTCGGGAAAGGGATGAATTTAGAGGATACCGCGGGGGCATTTTAGGAATGGCAGAAACAACAAACATAGTTGACAGGGCAATGGATAGCATCGGGGGATGGTTTAAGAGTCCTACTAAATTTCCAACGATTAAGGACATTTTATCTGATTTTATTTTGACTAGCCCCGATACAAAGGATAAGGGCATTGGAGGATATCGTTTCACCCAAATGCGAGACGATGAAATTGAAATTGGTTCAAACATAACAGATTATGTTGTTGAATCTGGAATGACTATTCAAGATGCGGTTATTCTAAAGCCTTTACGTCTTAAGTTATCAGGACTCGCAGCAGAGGTATCATATGGTGAAAGTAGAATGTTGCAGCCTGTTGATACATTAATGAATAGCCTTAAGCCATTAAATGCGCTTATTCCTTCAATGATAACAAATGATCAAAAAACAGCTGATATATTTAACAAGCTAAATAGTGTTTATGGCGAGTTTAACAAACTTGAAAGGCAAATAAATAGCATTGTTGGAATCTGGTCAGATAATCATTCAGACCCTAATTCTCAAATATTTGATAAGGCAGCGTTGGCTGATTGGTGGAATAATCTAACTGGTTCTGTTCAGCAGAAGGCATTTTCACAGCTATATGCAATGTGGAAAGCACGAAGCTTAATTAATGTAGAAACCCCATGGGGGGTTCATAAAAACTTAATGATTGAATCGGTAGTAGCCAAGCAGCTTGCAAGATCCAATACATATTCGGAGATAGAAGTAACTTTAAAACAAATTACTTTTGCTACAACTCAGACGGTTGGTAATAACAATACAAATGATGCGGGACGTCGGAATGGTCAAATCGAAAATTTAGATAATGGTCAAACTGGAAGCGTCAGCGTTGAGGACACAGGAGAGCAACTACAAAACCCACCGACTTATTATTTCGACGGTGGCAATGATCCAGTGAGTATTAAATATCGAGAGGATGCAGGTTAATATGTTCAAGGTATCTGGTATTCAAAATAATTATAACCAAAAAATAGTTGTTAGTAATACTAGCTATGGAGATATTGTTTTCAGTTTCCACTACAGCGATACTCAATTAAGTTGGTGGTATGGTGTCGGATGGGAAGGCTGGCAGTTTGAAAACCATAGGTTAGTATTGTCGCCTAATTTACTTGATAGGTTTCGGAATATAATTCCTTTTGGCTTGCAATGTGTTAGTCTTGATGGAGGAGAACCGTTATTTCAATCTGATTTTATTATTCCTCGAATTCAGCTAAATGTATTAACAACTGAGGAGAGAGATAATATTCATGATTTTACTTTAAGACCGTTTATTTATGAGTAAGTTTTTTCCATCCTATCAATTATTTATCGAGGTTCAAGATGGCGAAATAATATCGCTCCCAGAAGAGTATGCAAACGATAGAGAGTTTGCCTGCAAATTTAATGTGACCCAGACAACAACAAGCTCTGCTCAAACCGCGACTATCAATATTTATAATTTAAGCGATACAAATCGAAAAAGAATATTTTTTAACTGGTTTGATCAGACTAGTGTTCTGAGGAAACTATCTTTGTATGCAGGTTATAATGAAGAAAAACATCTAATATTTAACGGCGTTCAACAAGAAGTATCTACTTATCGAGAAGGCGCTAGCCTTGTAACTGAGATTCATGGAACATGCTTAGGATATGCCATTAATGGCTATGAAATTAACGCGGAAGGAAATTCAACTTATACAAAGACCTCGGGAAGTAATGAATATGGAGAGTATGAAGATCTAACTTTTGAAGAGTTAATGAATGAACGCGAGAATGCCTTTACCACGGAAGGAAAGTTTCAATTTGCTGCTGGTGCCACACGAGCAGAAATATTAGCGAGTTTGGCTAAAGAGTTTTCCGATCTGCAAGAAAAAAATGGTATGTCTGGCATTGTTGATATGCAGTTAACAAACGATGAGTGGCTTGAAAAAAAGTTCAATAAACCCGTTACCCTCATAGGGAATATTTTTGATTTAATAAAGCAATATGCACCACCAAATACAAATGTTTGGTATAATCGAGACAAGCTTTATATAATTAGTACAGATATCCCGATTTATAAAAACCTAAAAGAAATTGAACGGCAAACTAACTTAATTAGGTATTGGAAGGCGAAACAAAGAAAAAATGGGAAAAAGGTTCTTCAAGCGCGAAATAATGACAGCAAGTTTAAGGTATTGAAAGCAACCGTAACAGCTGACGACTCTAGCAATTCGGATGTTCTAATTATTAATGCTGAGACTGGTTTACTAAATACGCCGCGGTTTTATGGTCAATCAATGCAATTAACAACACTTTTTGAGCCACGTGTTAATTGTGGAGATCTAATAAGGTTGCAGTCGACAGTACAACCTGAATATAATAGAGACTATAAGGTTTGCGGCGTAACACATTCATGCGAGATGGGTTTTGGAACGACGGGAAGTAATACAACAATGCTTACTTTAATTTATCCAAACAGTAATTATAAAGACGTTGGGTATACGCTATGAACAGTTTTTCAGATCCAGATTTTGTATCGGTCTTAAAAGGGATTCGAGATAATACGCTAAGTGAGACTCACTGCTGCGCCTTGGCAAAACTTGTCAAATTACACGAAGACACAGGCGTAGTTGATGTTCAACTGCTTTCAATGAAATCAGTTCCTAGGGCAAATTGGGATAAGGCTGACGAAATAGTCCAAAAAGCCTTAAAAGAAGATTACAAATTTGAGAAGAAAGTTGTCCTAAAAGGAATTCCGATAATTGTAACATATTGCACAACCCCAATATTTGAAGGCGATAATGTTCTTTTATTTTTTCATGACGACTGCTACGACTCATGGTTAACTGACAATACAGAATACGTGCCAGATATTACTAGGAAACATGATTACAACGATGCTTTTGCCATTGCAGGAATTCAAAACTATACCGACAACGTTTTTATTCCATCAGAAGATAATATGCAAATGGACGGGATTGACGCACTTAAGCCTATTCTCAAATGCCCTTATGACCCAGTTGGTTATCCAAATACAAGCGCGAGATTAAAGTGGTGGCAAGGCGAGGTTCATTGCGGAGACGGGGTAACCCTTTGTTCCAGGAATTTCTTTAACATTAATATGTGGGCAGAAGGTGGTGGAATTTATGCCTACCCGACTATAAGCTTTGAGGTTAATACAGGAGCATCCGAGTTTATTGTTCGAGGAAATCCCCCTGCTAATATGCTAAAATCTGAGGTTGGAAGGTCTTTAGGAGAAGGGGTGGGTTCTTACGGAAAATCTGGCATTGCGAGGTCGACTGCTGGTAAGATTACAATGGGAAACCGCTCAAGATCTAAAATTGTTACAATAGATCCAACCGAGGAAAACGAAGACTTACACGGTCTAGAAGATGGCGATATGGTTTTTACCTCTGATATTTACAGAATTTTGCGATATATGCGTGCATGTATAAAGAGCCTTGGGGAGTTTATCGGGGTTGCGCTTGCTGTGGCTCTTCGTTCAGATAAGTGCAACAATAGTTCGGATGCATGTATATTCTTTTTAACGCAGTTTGTAGGGCAAATGAATGAGTTGAGTTTAAGAATTGATTCGCTGTTTGAGCCAATGGCGGCAATACCTAAAGATTTGATTGACGACTACCACAACGGAGAGCCTATTTTTGGGAATATAGGACTATGAAAGTTAGAGCGATTGATGGAAAAGGCGACTGGGTTTTTGGGCTGGGCGTTCAATCATACAAAAACGACTTGTTGGCTGTAATGCAGTTAATAGCAACTCATATTCGTAGTTGGTATTTGGATTGTTTTTTTGCGCTTGAGGAAGGAATTGACTGGAAGAATTTATTAGGTGCAAAGAAGACAGAAGATATGATAAAACTAGCGTGTAGGCGCGAAATATTAAAAATTCCAGAGGTTAGAACTGTTAATGCTTTGTGGTATTATGTAAACGAAGATAGAGAAATAACCATCTCTTATGACGTGACCACTATATATGGACAGTTTAGTAACTCTGTTTTGATATTATAAAGATATGGCAAACCAAATTACTCTAAACGGCATTGAGATTTCAACAATTACTGAGATTGTTAATAATATAATTAACGGCACAGACAATGTTGATGGTTTGAAGACTATATTTGGAACCGATGTTAATTTTGACCAAGATTCGCCAGATGCACAGCTTGTTAATATTTACGCGCAAGCGGAACGTGATGCTTTAGAGTTTGCTGTTAATATATTTAATTCAATGGATCCAGACCAAGCTTCTGGCGATACATTGGATGCAAGGGTTTTATACAACGGAGTTACCAGAAAGGCGGGCGAGCCTACTCAAATAACGGTTAATGTTACATTCACACAACTAACAACTCTAACAGGCATTAGTGACGATTTAACTGGAACCCGCGCCAATGTTTTCAGCGTTTCTGATGACAACGGTAATATTTACTACCTACTGAATACCTTTACCCCAATAAGTACTGGCGTTTATGGTTTGCAATTTGCCAGTGCAGAGGTTGGGGATCTTTACGTCAAGCCAGACCTAGAAATGACGATTGTAACCCCAGACAAGGGTATTGTTAGGGCTGTTTACGCGAATGAAAGGGTCAAGGGCTTTGATGAAGAGACCGACGAAATGCTAAGAGTTAGGCGGGCTAAGGCTGTCGGTGTTGGTATGCTAGGAAGTGTTGA